CTATGTGACCAGCACATTGTAAAGATGCCACTAGAGGAAGCACAGATGTTATGCACCAGCCTGTGGCATCATGCACCAGACTATGCAGCAGCAAAGAACTTGTATAAGCCTGTGCATCAGAAGCACCCATGCACATTGTGGGCAATGCGTAGCCAAGCGAACTACGTTTATGCTTTCAATCTGTACGCATCTATGCTAGAAGAATATACATATCGCTATGGCAAGGTACATGGTGCAAGCAAGCACTTCATGGCATTGGCTGACGGCAAGCAATTCCTGCCTGTTGATCCAGTCAACCATGTAACCAAGCACCCTGAATGCTTTAGTGGTATGGATCACTTGAAGACAGACGAACACTGGCCTATCAAATCATATCGTAACTTTTACATTGCAGACAAGGCTAGGTTTGCAAGGTACAACAAAGGTCGGGATATTCCTGGCTGGATGAAAGGAGCAACACAATGAGTGAAGAAAAAACTGAATGGGAAATGCGCCGCGAAGCAGCAACCGAATGCTGGAAGTCTATGACTCCACACCAGCAGGAAGCTATGATGACACTGCTCAAGGCATGGGTGCCGATTCGCACACGTGTCAGCGAGATGTGTTCCCTCGACTATGATGATCTACGCGCAGTTGACCAAGCATGGTGGGGATTGAGAATGGCACTTGTTGACAAGGATGTTGAGATCAAAGAGTGGGACTTTTAGATGCCACGTATAGTAGAAGAGACGCTTGTGGCCGACTCCAAGGAAGACTTCGACATTCAAGTCGAGTGGTACCTTAACCAGTACCACCCCTTGGGGTACGACACACGAGTAGCTAGGACAACACATGATCCTGAGACTGGTCGATATACGGCAGTCATGTCTCGCTGGGATTCTTGCGATTAGGAGAAAAATAACATGGACATTATCATTGCAGTTGTCGGCATGATTATTCTGTTGGCATTCGGACTATGACTAGCTTTAGAGAAATGGTTGGTGATTACTATTCATCCTATGAATACAAAGAGTTGCGGGATGAAACTAAAGCTAACTATGAATATATAATTCGCCAGGTTTTGGCCACAAAGATTGATGGTCAAAACTTTGGCAGGGTGGATGTCAATAAACTGACAAGCAAAATGTGCAAACTTGCCTACGATGAATGGTGTGAGAGAGGCATCCACTTTGCCAACAAGGCGATGGCTATTGCGCGAGTCGTGTATAATCACGGCTTGCGTATGGAGATGGTCACTCGTAACCCATTCAATGCTGTGCGTAGGCGTACACCTAAAAGTAGAACAACCCTGTGGGAAAAGGATGACATCATGCAGCTTTTGGATACAGCATACAGTGACTTCAGCACACGTAATCTGGGCTTGATTGCACAGATGGCCTACGAATGGTGTCAGCGTGTCGGTGACATGCGCCTACTCAAGTGGGACAACATTGACTTTGATGAGCAGCGTGTACACATCCTGCAGTCAAAGCGTAGGGCAGAGGTGTATCTACCCATATCGGATGACCTGATGGAGATGCTGACGCAACAGCATGAAGACTTTGGGTTCCAGGAATATGTCGCCCCTCGTCCGAATCCTATTGATGGGAAGTATGAACCATACACCATCTTCAAAATGTCGAAGCATGGACGCGCACTGATTCGCAACGCTGGGTTACCTGACACTCTCCGACTGTCTGACCTGCGACGTACTGGCACAACCGAAATGGTGCAGGCTGGTGTAGGAATAGGACAAATCATGTCGGTTACAGGACATGCCAACCCACAATCGGTAAAGCCGTACATCAAAAACACATATGATGCTGCAAATTACGCATTGACAAAACGAAACAGTCATGGTAAAAGCACATTAGATGCCGCAAACGAAGGGGATATATAATGAATAATATATATAATGTAGTAAATGATATATCATTATATATCGGTGAATCAAAACGTATCAACTGTCCTGTATGTAAAGGGTACAAGACATTCACTGTATCGAATATCGGTGGTAACATCGTATGGAATTGTTACAAGGCATCCTGTGGTGTCAGTGGTGGCAAGCGTGTAGGCATGACACCTGACGACATCAAGCGTATGAAGGTGCAGAAAGAGACAAAGGTAGAAGAATTTACGTTACCCAAATACATCGTGCATAACAGAAACAACTTGTATTTTAATCGCTGGTGTGCTAGATGGGGTCTGGATGAAAAGGAATTGGGTTTGTTGTATGACGTGAAGGAAGACCGTGTTGTATTTCCTGTCGTACATGACAACAAGATTGTTGACGCTACTGGTCGGGCGTTGACAAAGCGACTCCCTAAATGGCGAAGGTATGGGTCTTCAGGTTTCCCCTATACCAGTGGCCAAGGTGATGTCGCCGTGGTTGTTGAGGACTGTGTGAGTGCAGCTGTGGTAGGCAGTGAGAAGTTTGTCGGGGTCGCACTGCTAGGCACAACATTGCTTGAAGAACACAAGCATTATCTCACACGGTTCTCAGCAGCTATCGTTGCACTAGACCCTGACGTGCTGACCAAGACTATTGCAATGGCGAAAGAGTTGCGTAGTCACATACCAAACGTGAAGGTGTTGCGCCTTGAGAAAGACTTGAAGTATTGCAACCCGACAGATATCGACAAACTGAAACAATTAGGAGCAACATAATGGAACTTATGGAACTATCACTTGTAAGGAGTCTGATGAACAAAGACTTCTATGAAGATCATCGTGGGGCTAGGTGTCCCGACAGACTGTTCAGCACTGACGTGCGTAAGATTAAGAAGGCAGTTGATGTGGCAATGGATCGGTACAATCGTACTGTTACCCCCGAAGAGGTACAGGCACTGTTCGTATCCAGTAACCCATCCATGACGCCAGCGCAGCGTGAATCGTACAACAGTATCTTCCACTCCATCCAGCGCACCGAACCCTTGGGTAACGATGTAGCTGGAGAGGTGCTTTCTCGCCTGTTTCAGCAGGTTGTGGGGGCAGAGATTGCAGAGTTGGGGTTTGACTACGTGAATGGTGACAAGGCCAGTCTGGAACCACTACAGCAGCTTCTGGAAAAGTATGGTGACGACTTCACACCCAAGCTGAACATTGAGTGGGACGACATATCTATTGACACCATCATTGCCAAGAATGATCTGGAAGCACGATGGACATTCAATATCCCTGCCCTGACACGTAAGGTTGAGGGTGTAAACGATGGACATCTGATTGAGATTGGTGCCAGACCGAATACAGGTAAGACATCATTCCATGCCAGCATCATTGCAGGACCAGGTGGTTTCGCGCATCAGGGTGCCAACTGTATCGTCTTGTGTAACGAGGAAAGCTACCATCGTGTGGCAGCACGTTACCTGACTGCAGCAACTGGCCTCACCATGTGGGAAGTAAAGAATAATCCAGCTAAGGCACGTGACTTGTATCGTCCTGTCTTTGACAAGATTCGTATAAAGGATTCCACAGGCAGGGACATGGCATGGGTAGAGAGTGTGTGCAAATCATACAACCCTGACGTTATTGTGCTTGACATGGGCGACAAATTCGCTACAATGTCTGGCTATTCACGGCCTGATGAAGCACTTAAGGCTAACGCCATCTATGCTAGGATGATTGCCAAGCAGTATGGTTGTGCTGTATTCTATATGTCACAGTTGAGTGCAGAGGCAGAGGGTAAGACAATCCTGAACCAGAGTATGATGGAAGGTTCGCGTACAGGCAAGGCAGCAGAGGCAGACCTCATGGTGCTGATTGCCAAGAACCCACAGGTTGATGGGCAGGACGAGGAAGACACACAGCGTCACCTGTGCGTAGTCAAGAACAAACTGACTGGCTGGCATGGCAGGGTACACTGTGAACTGAATTACACTATTGGTAGATACGAGGTATAGATATGAAACTGACACTTGACGTAGAGAATACTGTCACACAGCGTGACGGCAAGATGCACCTTGATCCATTCGAGGCAGAGAACTCGCTTGTCATGGTTGGCATACTGACTGACCAAGGGCAGTGCCTGACATTTCCATTTGACCACGCTGATGTGCCTAATCAGAAAGACCATCATGAACGTGTGCAGATGTTTCTTGATGAGGCGACTATCCTGATCTGTCACAATGCAGCCTATGATTTGCTGTGGCTGTGGGAGTCGGGCTTCAAGTATGATGGGCCAGTCTTTGATACAATGCTTGCAGAGTATGTGCTGCAGCGTGGTGTCAAGGAACCCCTGTCTCTTGAGGCATGTGCTGAGAGGTATGATCTTGATACCAAGAAGCAGGACACGCTGAAAGAATATTTCAAGAAGGGCATGAGTGTTCGTGACATACCATACAATGAACTCACTGACTATCTGGTTGCTGACCTTCAAGCTACACAGCAACTGGCAGACAAGCTGATGCTTCGACTTAACAGTCAAGATGACGCTGGCTTGCGTGGGACAGTTGACCTGACCAATCAGGTGGCTGTATGTCTGGCACGTATCTATCAGCGTGGATTTGCAGTTGACCTGTCAAAGCTGGACGAAGTGCGCCAGGAATTTGAACAAGAGAAGCAGGAACTTATGGAAAGCCTACAGTCACAGGTTCGTGAACTGATGGGTGACACGCCTATCAATCTGAACAGTCCAGAGCAACTGTCATGGGTAATCTACAGCCGTAAGGTAAAAGACAAGAACCTGTGGTCTAACACGATACATCCCTACATGCGCGACACACCCTTCAAGGACTTGGTGCGTAGCCAGACAGAGTATCTGTATAAGACAGAGGCAGTGCAGTGCAGCGACTGTAAAGGTACAGGTTATATTCGTAAGGTGAAGAAGGATGGCACACCCTTTGCCAAGCCTAACAAGTGCATCACCTGTGCAGCTAGTGGCTATCTGTTCAAGCCAACTAAAACAGTGGCTGGTCTAAAGTTTACACCACCCAATGCCAAGTGGGCCAGTGCAGGTGGCTTCAGCACAAGCAAGAACAATCTTGAGATTCTTGAGAAGACAGCTAAGAGTAAGGGAATGGACGACGCTGTATCATTCCTTCGTGAGATTCGCAGACTATCTGCTGTGGAAACTTACCTGTCATCCTTTGTCGATGGCATTCGTGTCCACACAAAGCAGGATGGCAAGTTGCATGTCAGACTATTGCAACATAGGACTGCCACTGGACGCCTGTCAGGTGCAGACCCCAACATGCAGAACATGCCACGTGGTGGTACGTTTCCTGTCAAGAAGGTGTTTGTATCTCGCTGGCCAAATGGCAAGGTATTGGAAGCAGACTTTGCACAACTTGAGTTTCGTGCAGCTGCATATCTTTCACAGGATGGAGTAGCAATTGAGGAAGTATCTACTGGATTTGATGTACACAGTTACACCGCTAAGGTTATTACCGATGCTGGTCAACCTACGGATCGTCAGACTGCGAAGGCGCATACGTTTGCTCCGCTTTATGGCGCAACGGGCTTCGGGAGAACTCCAGCGGAAGCAGAATATTACACGCACTTCACAGAGAAGTACCAAGGCATCGCAGATTGGCATACCCGACTGGCTAAAGAGGCTTTGACCACAGAGATGATTACTACACCCTCTGGTCGTCAGTTTAAGTTTGATGGTGTCCAGCGTCTTGAGAGTGGCAAGGTCACTAACTTTACGCAGATCAAGAACTATCCTGTGCAGTCATTTGCTACGGCAGACATTGTGCCTATTGCCCTGCTTCACATTGAGAAGCTACTGGTGGGTATGCAGTCTTGTGTAGTCAACACTGTGCATGACAGTATCGTCATTGACGTACACCCAGATGAAGAACGTCAGGTGATTGACATTATCAGTAAAACTAATGATGATCTTCCTGGTTTAATTACAATGAGATGGGGCATAGTCTTTAATGTACCACTCGAACTTGAAGCCAAAATAGGTGAAAATTGGCTTGACACAAAAGACGTAGTGTGATAAAACTACGGTTCTATTTTCCACGAAAGGAGCAAATATAAATGAGTGAACTCGCAGTAATTGATTCCAACAACTATGCAGCCATGGCCCAGATGACGGGCATGGCATACGATGCAGAAGGCGGCAAGAATAAAAGCACCTTGGCACGTATTAAGCTACAGAAGAAACCAATCAAGGGTAAGGCAGAAGTGAACGGCAAGAATGTAACAGTCGATGTCGTAACTGCTGGTTCCTTTATGATTGAGAAAGATGGTAAAAATGTATACGCAGAGAACATCAAGATTCGCATGTTCCTGCAACGCTTCATGTACCAGAAGTATGACAGTACAGTGAACAACTATGTCAAGACGGTTATGGCTAATGACTTGGATATTGACCTGAAAGATAACTATGGTGGATTCAACTGTGGCAAACCTTCTGGCTACATTCAAGACTTCGCCGCGCTGACTGACTCTATGAAAGAACTCATTCGTTCTATTCGTCGCACACGTGTAGTGCTAGGCACTGTCACATTTGTTGATGCGACAGATGAGAAGGGCAACACAGAAGAAGTTGTAGACATGCCATTCGTTTGGGAAGTTGACAGCAAGGAAGGCTTCCGAAACTTTGGTGAAGCCACAAACAAGTTTGCCAAGCATCAGCGTCTGTCTGTAATGCACAATATGAACGTGACTACAGCAGAACGTGAAGCAGTTGGTAACACATACTATGTACCTATCTGCGAGGCAGACCTTGGTACAACTCTTGAGGTCAACGAATCTGAACAGGCACTCTTTGCAGACTTTATGGCGTGGGTTGAAAGCCATAATCGTTGGGTTCTATCAGAGTGGGAACAGAAGCACGTGAAGAAGGCTAGTGAGGAAGAAAAAGAACTTGCTGAGTCCTTTGTAGACATTGATGTTGAAGAGGTAGAATAGTATGAACCATCCAGCTGAACTGGCGTTGCATAAATATATGGACGACGCTGCCAACGGCAAGTCAACCATGTCTCAAGAGACAATCCAACAGATTAGTCAGGATGTCATGGACGCTCTTGCACGTCAGTTTGGCGAGTCAGGAAAACGCGACTTCAGGCTTCGTATGTCGAACATTGGTAGGCCAACCTGCCAGCTATGGTTTGACAAGAACAAGCCTGAGACTGCCCTGCCTCGTCCAACCACCTTTGTCATGAACATGATGCTTGGAGATATTGTGGAAGCAGTATTCAAAGGGCTACTGAAAGAAGCAGGAGTGGAGTATGGTGATTCGGAAAGTGTATCTCTGGATATCGGAGAGCATACAATTAATGGAACATATGACCTTACTATTGATGGTGCTGTTGATGATGTCAAGTCAGCATCTGACTGGTCTTATCGTAACAAGTTTGCATCGTTTGAGACACTTCGTGACGGAGATGCTTTCGGTTACGTGGGGCAGCTTGTCGGCTACGCTACAGCTACTGGACTAAAACCTGGTGGTTGGTGGGTAGTCAATAAAGCAAATGGTAGCTTTAAGTATGTTCCAGCTACAGGTGTAGACACTGAAAAAGAAATGATGAAGATCATGAAGACAGTGAAGACTGTTGATGACAATAAGTTTCAGCGTTGCTTTGAACCTGTAGAAGAAACATTCAGAGGCAA